GATAGTGTCATTCTCTTTAGAAAGCAAATAAGATTCTAATAAACTTATAGCATTATTGGTTTTCACTAAGCACCTTAGTTTTTGTCTTTATATAAATTATAACTGAATAGGGCAATAAATGCAAGTATAAATTCGCCCATTTTACCCAATTGTTGCGTCTTCCATTCCAGCTGTTCTGAGCCTAACAATATGGCCCAGTTGCCATTGTTTAGCATCAATTCCCTTTAAGATACCCAAATACTTGTTACGCAAAAGGGCAACTTCATTAATCAGCACTTCAAAGTCAATCACTTCTTGTTCACCATCTACATATTTTTCTGCGTCACGAGAAGTCAATGCTCTGTTATACTTTTCTAAGTAATTTTGAAAATGCTTTCTTCTGGTTTTTCGTAATTGAATGTTTAAGAAATTAAGTACCGCTTCAATCTCTTGTAACTGATTAAAGCGGTACTCAGTGATGCCAGGAAGTGCGGCTATGTTGCGTTCTATATTTCCGTGAACCTTGACTTCAGTTTTTGCTGAGATCAATTCATTTTCATAATAAGCAACAAAGTCTGGAAGTACAGACAGGTCGTTAGTAATTTTACTATACCAGTTCATCAATACTCGTCATATTCATCGTTATAGTAGCCATCTTCTTCTTCCTCAAACAAGTCTTCATCTTCTTCAAACAAATCTACATCTTCGGGCTTTTCTACAAAAAATGCTAGAGCCTTTTGAACTTCAGGATCGTGTTTGAAAACTGATTTCATTTCTTGTGTGTCGAAGTCATTGTCTACCAAGTAATTAACTAACAACTCTGCTGCCTCAGCAACATCTCCAACTTCAATGCTAGGCTTGATTGTTTTCCAAATTTCTTGTACTACTGTTAAACTCATTCTGTGTCAATCTCCTCATTGTCCGACACATTATTTATTTCACTTTCAGTAGTTTCATGGTTACCAAATTCAATCATAATTTTATCCAAGCATCCATCATCATTTCTTTCCCATGCTTTTCTAAACTTTTTGATAATTTCACCATTGTTTAATGTATGAACAAGTGAGTTTCCTTCTTTCTTAAGCAAGTTTGATTTTTCAAACAAATCAACAAGACCTGAGTAAGGATTCATTCCTGTTTCGTATGGAATCTTAACTTGTACACCTTCAAACGGTTTAGCATAACGAGTTTTCATTACTTTACAACCCGCTCTGATACCTCGAACATCGGTTACCTTGTTACCGTCTTCATCTTCTTTTAGTTTTAACTTCTTCATAGCAACCACAATACTCGAAGCATAGATAAATCCTTGACCACCTGAGATTTTATCATCTGGGTCAAACATATCTTGTGATGCGTAAGTATGATTAGTTGCTACAAGACCAACGTTGTGCGAGCCAAACATATTAACACAGTTACGAACAAGTGCTGTAAGTGCTTTAGGCTTACGACCCATATCACCTTTCATATCACCCTTGTTAAACTGGTCAACATCAGTTGGCGTTAACAGCATACCTAGCGAATCAATTACGAACAAGACTTTTGGACGTTCTTCTTCGGACATATCTCTGTAGCCGCTCATAAACTCACTGATTGTTTTAGCAACATCATCAATCATTGCCATGTTAAGTTTGAGCAGTTTATCTTCACTAGTGTCAACATCAAGTCTATGTAGCCAATCTTCATCAAGTGCGTTTTCACTATCAATAAGAACTACAAAGATACCCTGATCTTGTGCCGCTTTAACAATATTACCTGCACAAATATAAGATTTGCCAGAACCTGATTCACCTGCAAATACAGTTACTTTTCCTAAGGGCACGCCCCTATGAAAGTCGCCACTGATCAAATAGTTAAGTGCATAGTTTCCTGTTGAAATCCAATCTGTTGGATCATTAAATCCTATACTAAGACCATCAATAGCCTTGGTAATATTCTTCCTAAATTTTGAAACATCAAATGGTTTAGCCAAAGTATTCTCCTAAATTGTTTGTTTAATAATTTCGTGCTTTTAGTTTATCAGTACGAGAACTTTTTTCAAGTAGTTCGGGACAACTATCAGCCATGCGTTCAATGTCATAGTCTGATGGGTAATGTCTTAAAGCCGCTCTTGCCCGATCTCTTACCAGACTGGGTACTCTGGGAGTTTTTCCCGGATCACACAGGTCCTCTAAAAGTTTTTTACCTTGCTTTAAAGCACGATATCGCTCTTCTGGTATTGTCATCGTCTCATCCTAAGAGATATGGGGAGATAAACTCCCCACTCCTCAAGCCGAATTTTGTCTAGCCTTAATCATGGCTAGAATGTCTGCGGCTTTATCGCTAGTTGCAGTTTGCGCTTCTGCTGGCTGCTCTTGCGTTTGGGTCGGAGCAACACTCTCTGTAGTATTTGATTCCGCAACAGGTGCGGGTGCTGAGGGTGTGGCTTGTGACTCTCCGCTACCTTGACTTGACTGTGGGATATCAAGTCCATAAGGACGATAGTATGCACCCCACTTGTCAGGATCATAAGGACGACCATCAACAGATGCTTCGAACATTTCTTTAATGATACGCAACTCTGCTTCGCTTGGCTTCTTGGGCAAGAAGTCAGCAAGATTAAACAAACCATGCGCTTCAATAGCCGCTTGCTCTGCTTCAGTCAATGCGCTTTCTTTGCGGGCCCAAGATGAAGTTGAATAGTCTGCGTACTGACCTTTGCTAGTTTTCTTGATGTGGAAATCAAGACCACGCATATAATCAGTTGGCAATTCTTCAATCTCAGGATCCATCAAACCATTTTTAATAACAGGAATAATTTGAGGGGAGATAATAAATCTACGAATTGGATTTTCAGGAGTTACATCGTCACCTAATGGATTTGCTCGAACAAACCCTTGAAAGAGATATGTACGCTTTTTCCAATACTTGCGACCTAATTCTTCAAGACTTGCGTCTTTAAACCAGGGACGAACTTCTGATAAGATTGGGCAATTTTCGCCATACATTTCAACGCAAGGAACTTGCACTTGAATTTGTTTAACGTTTGAATCGCCTTTGACTCCATTAAATGGAAGTTTGATAACTTGACGCTCTACCCAAAAGAATGTGTTGTTTGGGTCACCATCGGGCAAAAAGCGAACTGTTGCTGTAGAGCCTTCGCTAATATTCCAATGTGGATAGATTGCGTTATCAGATTGGGGTGAAGACCCCTTGTTTGCGTTAGTTTCTTGTGCCTCTAAACGGGCACGGATTTCTGCTAGACTTGTCATATATTTTCTCCTTGTAAAATGTGCTATGTATTAGTCTTTAGTTTAGTTAGATGTTTGCTGTCAGGAGACAACTAACACAGTATTAATTATAATGCTAATCAATACCTGTGTCAAGTGTATTTATCCCAGATATGGTAAACCGCACAATAAATGTGCGGTTTTTTGTAGTTTAGTTTACCCTTTTAAAGGAAACGTTTTAGTTCTTCTAATTCGTCAATTTGGGATTCACCAACCAATTTTCCTACGGCACCTTTAGAACCCACTTTTTCATAAGGTCCCAATTGTCCAACTCGTTTTTGGTTAGCGTCTAAGTCTTCTTCAATATCTTCTTCGCCCTTAGTAAACTCTTCCCATTCACGTCTTTCACGTTCTTGTTCTTTTTTATATAATTCTTCGGCATCTTTCTTCATTTGACGTGCTGTTGCTGTATCTAGACCAACTCCAGAAGGACCTTGATTTTCATTTGCTATGTCTTCGCCTACTTCAACTTCTCCTAAGCCTGCTTTCTTTAGAATACCGACACCTTTTTTATAATTTAAACTTCTTGGATATACTTTATTCATCGCATCAAGATACATGTCAAGTGCTTTACTAAGTAATTTTCTATCATATTTGCCATCTTCGTCTACTATATCAAGAATATCGTCTTTTGACATAAATCCATCTGAGATTGCCATGTCAAACGTTCGAGCAATATCATAAAGATCATCTTCTGATTCAGATAAAGATACTACTTCCCCTTCACCAAGACTATAGTCATAGATATTCTTTTTAGCATATTCAATAGCATCTGATATAGAATCGTGTTCACTATCTATAAAATCGCCAACTGTGTCATAAAAGTAAACTTTAAAAGTTTCAGGATGTTCTAAAACTGAATATCCTTCTTGTTTTATTTGCTTAAGAAATTCTTCGTCTTTGATATCCCCGGGATTGTCAATTCGTCTTAACTCGTGTAAATCAACATCAATTGGTTCACGCTTTGGATAATATACAGATGTTGCTGATTCGTTTAAGATTGCATCTGTAATAATTTTACTTGACCATTCTTCTAATTGCTGAACTTCAGGCATTTGTTGCATTTCAGGAAGTGTTCTT